GTGCTGCAAGAGATCCTTGAAACCTCTGGCAATGTGATCCTGGTTTATCGCTATCAGCACGACTTAGCAGCCATACGCCAACGAATCAAACTCACTGAGGTGCGTGAACCAGGCGCGATTGAAGCCTGGAACCGTGGAGAGATCAAAGTGCTAGCAGTACACCCCAAATCGGCTGGGCATGGCTTAAACCTACAAGCTGGTGGACATTCGATGCTTTGGTATGGCCCGACATGGAGCCTTGAAGAACACGCGCAAACAATCGCACGCGTCTACAGGCAAGGCCAGAAGCACACCGTAATCATTAACTCATTGATAGCCACTGACACCATTGATGAGTCGATCTGCCTCGCGCTGGAAACTAAAGATAATGGCCAAAAAACCCTGATTAACTACCTAAAAACCCTCCAATAACTGTATTTAATAAAAATATGCCATAGCATTCAATCATTAACTTTAAGCTAATGAAGGACTTATGGCCTCCGAAAGTATAAAAACTCACACAATCCCAGTCGGCGGCAGGCCGAAGGGCAGCAAGTCGAACCCGAACACGACGGCGATGCGTGAAATCATGCGTTTAAGCCTATCGCGCATTGGTGGTGCTAAGGCGATGGTGAAGTTCTATAACGAATCGCCTGAGAACCGTAGAACCTTCTGGCAGATAGCGGGCCGCATGATCCCAATGGAGGTCACAGGCGCTAACGGTGAGGCTTTAAAGGTAGATCTAAGCTGGACGTCAGGCCGGAACATAGGCAAGGTAGAGATCGTCGATACAGTGGTTCGTGAGGTAGTCACCCTGGCCGACGGCACCGCCGGCATGACACACGAACCCTCAAGCCTCGATGCCATCGATGGGGCTACGGACTACCAATCCGTAACACCTGCTGAGCCCCGTGAATAAAAGAAATGCTGCAGCGCACCCAGGGGGCCTCGGATCGGAGGGGGGAGTGTCGTCATTCCAATCGCACCCCAAAATTTACGGGAACAATTCTAGACTTTCTACTTTTTGTTTAATCTTCGCGTGGTTTTACTTCGGAACCCATGTACTGATTTACTTATTCGCTAGATGAACCTCGCACAATACCAACCGCGCCAATTTGCTTTATCTCTACACCAACGTTCAAAACGTTGGGTAGTGATGGTTCTACATCGGCGAGCCGGGAAAACGGTCAGTTGTGTGGCAGAGTTGATTCTGGGAGCGTTAGAAACCGCCCTCCCCAACCCACAGTTTGCGTATTTCGCGCCATTTAGGTCCCAGGCGAAAGCAGTTGCCTGGGCGTACTTGAAGGATATGAGCCGGGAATACTGGGCAAAACCACCCAACGAGTCGGAATTGACGGTTTACCTCAAATCGGCTGGTGGAGTGGCAAAAATATTCGTCGGTGGTACCGATAACGTCGATTCGCTCCGCGGCCTCTATTTTGACGGCGTAGTTTTGGACGAGGTTGGCGATATGACTCCCAGTGTTTACTACTCTGTGGTTCGGCCAGCACTTTCAGACCGCGGCGGTTGGGCCATATTCGCAGGCACCCCGAAGGGCAAAAATTTATTTTGGAATTTGCGCGAAGAAGCGCGGATGAACCCGTCTTCTCACCTGCTAATTGAGGTTAAGGCATCGGAATCTGGAATCATCGACCCTGCGGAATTGAGGGATGCCAAGGCGCAGATGACAGAAGATGCGTACCTTCGTGAGTTTGAGATTTCGTTTGATGCTGCTATTCCTGGGGCCTACTGGGCCAAAGACATTGGAAAAGCCTATGACGAGGGCCGGATTAAAGAACACACCATCGACCCAGAGATTGAGGTGGAAGTGGTTGGGGACTTAGGGTTCACGGACAGTTGTAGCTGGTGGGTATGGCAGACGGGGCCAGAGGGCTACCGAATTATTGATTTTTATGAGAACAACAGCCAGCCGATTCAGCATTACATCGACTGGATTAAGGGTTTGCCTTACAAAGTCAAGCAAGTGTGGGTTCCGCATGACGCCAGGGCGAAAAGTCTTCAGACGGGACGGTCCATGATCGAACAGATGCTTGAACAAGGCATTCGTCCACAACTGGTACCGTCTTTAAGTCTGGAAGATGGTATCGAAGCGGCGCGGCAAGTGCTGCCGTTTTGCTATTTTCAAGAAGAGGCGACGTATGAAGGTGTTAGCCATCTACGGGCTTATAGCCGAGAGTGGGATGACAAGAACCAGGTGTTTAGGAACAAGCCGAAACACGATAGTCATTCACATGCTAGCGATGCTTTTCGCTATCTGGCGCTGTGTACCAAGAAAATTGCACAAATTACAAATATATTCCATAAAATTACTCCAAATAATCAACCAATGGTGGTCGATTCACCCAAATATGAAGTCTGTTTAGACGATTTATGGGATACGGCGCCAAAAAGACATGGGCGAATAGGGTAAGAAAATGGAACAACAAAACGAAGAAATCCTGGCAGCCGATGCCGCAACGCCCACTGGTTTAGCTGCGCGGTGGCAAAAAGAGATCGAGGCCGCCGGTAAAGAACAGCTTAAATTCCACGAAGACAGTAAGCGCATTGTTAAGCGGTACTTAGATAAGCGCGATGCGTTAGAAGAAGGCGAAAGCCGCGTGAACCTGTTCTGGTCCACGATTGAAACAATGAAGGCGTCGCTCTACGCCAAACCTCCTAAAGCGGACGTGCTGAGGACTAACTTTGATCCGAACGACGACATTGCGCGCGTGGCAAGCACGATCATGGAAAGAGCGCTCAACTCGGATACCGAGGCAGAAGGTTCTGATTTTGATAACGCGGTTCGCAACGGTATTGAAGACTGGCTGATCGTTGGTATGGGCCAAGTGTGGATGCGCTACGAGTTTGAAACCGAACCACAAGAAACCCCAGCGATTACGCACCCGGTGACGGGTGAAGAGTTATCCCCTGCAACAACGGTAGAAGTAATCAGTGAAGAGTCCGCGCCCACAGACTACGTGTTCTGGGAGGACTTCTATTGGTCGCCAGCGCGCACGTGGCAAGAAGTACGTTGGGTGGCAAGACGCGTATGGCTGACCAAAGGTCAGTGCCAGAAGCGTTTTGGGGATGTGATTACTGCTCAGCTTAACTTCGGTAAAAACAAAACCAAAAAAGGCATGAGCGATAGCACTCCACAGAATGATCCATGGGGTAAAGCTGAGATTTTTGAAATCTGGGATAAAGGCGAAGAGAAAGCCTACTGGTACAGCAAAGGCGTGGATGTCATCCTTGACGTGAAAGACGATCCGCTGGGATTAGAAGATTTTTGGCCATGTCCAAAGCCAGCGATGATGAATTCAACTACCTCGAATTTCATACCACGCTCACTTTTCATTTTTGCGCAGGATCAATTTGAAGAGTTAGATGAGTTAAACACTCGCATTCGCTACTTAACGAAGGCTGCGAAAGTGGCTGGTGTGTACGACAAGACTGCCGAAGGCGTGCAGAAGTTGTTCACTCAAGGCGTGGAAAACAAACTCATTCCAGTGGAAAACTGGGCGATGTTTGCAGAGCGTGGTGGCATCAAAGGCCAGATCGAGTTCATTCCGACTGAGATGATCGCCAACACTATCGAGCGTCTGCGCACTTACCGTCAAGATAAAGTGCAGCAGATTTATGAGATTTTGGGGATCTCCGACATCATGCGTGGCAACACCAAGGCGTCTGAAACAGCGACTGCGCAGCAGATCAAGGCTCAATTCGGCTCTACTCGCTTGCAGTACTACCAGAATGAATTGGCACGATGGGTACGTGATGCGCTGCGCATTAAGGCAGAGATCATCGCACTGCACTTCCAGCCCGAAACCATCGTCAAGATGTCGAACATTGAGTACACCGTCGATGCGCAGTTTGCGCAGCCAGCAGTATCTTTGATTAAAGAGATGGGCATGACTCAGTACCGCATTAAGGTCGAGTCTGACACCATGGCTGCAATCGATTGGGCAGCTAAGAAGGAAGAGGCGGCCGAGATATTGAACGGTATCGCGAATTACTTTGCGCAGATGCAAGGCGTCATCAAAGAGGTTCCGAACAGCTTGCCGACCGTGTTGCAGTTATTGCAAGCGACTATCGCTGGTATCAAAGGCGCTAGCGCGATTGAATCGATTCTCGATCAAGCGATCGCGAAACAGATGCAAGCGATGCAGAACCCTCCTCCTCCACCTCCACCGTCCCCCATGGAGATTGCGGAGTTGGAAAACAAACAAGCCGATACGCAAGAGAAGCATGCCAAGGCAGAGAAATTGCTGTCCGACATCGATCTTCAGAATCTACAAGCGGTGCAGTTGGCACTCAACCCGCCGCCTCCTCCAATGCCAGGGCCAGGAGGCACTCCTCCAGCTAGTCCCGCAAATACACCACAGCTTTCTGGACCTGGCGCCCCTCCTCCCCCTCCAGAGCCGGGGCCACAAATGGGTCCACCTCCAGGAGTAATGCCTGGAAGCCCAGGCACACCGGGGATGCCAGGCTAATGCCAACCTACTTGTACCACTGCGATCACTGTCAAAGCCATTTCGATCGGTTTTGCAGTATCGCGGAGTACTCCAAAGATCCCGTAGCTAAACACTGCGGGAAAAAAGCACGTCGTGTAATTCAAGCGCCGATGATCCAGCGCGAAGCATCGTGGGATGGAACCGTGGCAACGGATGGTACCGACATCAGCAGCAGAACAAAACAAAAAGAGTACATGGCGAAAAACGACCTTGTGCCGTTCGAGCCAGGCATGTTTGAAGCCAGCATCAAAAGACGTGAAGATGTTTTCAAAACAGGGGGCGACCATCAGGCCCGTAAAGAAACCATTAAAGAAATTGTGAATGCGAAGGTGGGATGATGGACGATGAATTGAGCCTAAGAGATGCGATCTCCAACGTATTGAGGGGCCTGAGCGATAAGCAAGCCTGGCAAGAAACTGGCGAAGCACTAGGCCGCACCCAGAAGGTACTGCCTAACGTGGCTGAATCTTTGGTGCGCGGCGGCGTCGCTGCAGTACCAGGCACCGTTGGTGACATCAATGAGTTGATCGTCGATCACATTGGCTCTGCATTCCCTAATGCTCCAAAGGCTCCCACTACACGTGACATCCTGGACTACGTGCCACGCATGACTGCGGACCACGAAGGCAGCAAAACGATGGAAGACGTTGGTGGCTTCATTGGCCCTGGTATGGCTGGTGTTGCTGGTGATGTAGCTAGAGCAACTAAAGGCATGAAGGCTGGACTCTCGATTGAGAATGTTGGCAACGAAACAACTCAAGCGCTGCGCCAGGTTAAACCTACTAAACCAGAACCGTATCGCGCCCCACGTAATGAGATGGGCTTCTACTCTGCGTTGGATGAAGCAGTTGGCAATATTCAATCTCCCCGTGGCACTGGTGAGCAGTATCTGAAACAACTGCAAAAGACCCCTGGCGTAAAGCAAGAGGAGATCACTTACCGTGGGCTTGATAAATTCTTGGCTGAAAACCCAAAGACTTCAGTGGAAGACATCAAGAAATACTTGGCAGATAACCAGGTAAACCTAGAACAGAGAACCCTACAGGGCCGAAACGCCTCTGGCTCATACGATGACTTCACCAGTGAATTTGAAGGTGGTCTTGATGAACGAGCCATGGATGACATGATCTATGAAGAAACTGATTACTACCGTAGTGAGTACGCGGATGAGTGGCGTAAAGAGTACATGGATGATCGCGGTATTACTGAAGAAGATTTAGCTGACAACCCCAGTATTGAGCGCGACATAGAAAATCACATTGATGAGAGAGCGAATGATTACGCTCAAGAATCGGCCCGTGAAAACGCCCCTTATGAATACGAACACCCAGAACACGGCTACCGTGTAACCGGAAACGATAACTATGGGTGGTCTATGTATGACCATCGAGGTAATCTGGTTGGAAATGCAGGCGGCCATAGGAGCCAAGAAGACGCACTTGATGCCGCAAGAGATCACGCGTTAGATTGGGGCCACATTGATATTGACGGCGGCGGCGAAGGTGTTCAATACGATAACTGGAAGCTAAAAGGTGCGGATGATAGCTATCGCGAAAATCTAATTCACCACGAATCTACCGCCGGGGATTTCGACGCGCCCCACTTTGACGGCCACAGTGAAAACCTATTGATGCACAACCGTCTAACCGACCGTGTGGATTCAGAAGGTAAAAAAGCGCTCTTTTCTGAAGAGATGCAGTCCGACTGGCTACAAAAAGGTCGCAACGAGGGCTTTAGAAATGCGGACGAACAAAGCGAGTTAATAAAACAAATATCTGCTCTAAGAGATGAAAAAGAACGTCAATTAGAGTTAGCTAAGCCATACACCGATGCAGGTAACGACGCGCCTTCAGAAATTACGGACGCCTACACCTCTGCGGATGACCGCATGAATGCTCTTAAAAGGCAGGTCGAACAGTTGAGAAGACTGGTACCAGATGCCCCGTTTAAGAAGACTTATCACGAATTTTTGGCGAAAAAGAATCTTAACGACGCTGTAGAAGGCGGCTATGACCGTTTTGCCTGGTCCCCTGGCAAGATCCATGCAGATCGCTACGGCATGAATAAGCACGTCGATGATGTTCGCTATTACCCAGAAGTGAATGCGCTAGAGGCTTTCAAAGATAAGCAGCATGTTTTGAGCAAAACCCTAGATAAGCCAGAAGATTTAGATATGTATCTTGGCAAAGAGTTTGCGCAGCGTTTACGTGAAACCACTCCAACAGTAAACCCAGATACCGGTGTCCAGTACCACTCCTTAGCTGGTGAGCCGCTAGACATTGGTGATAGACGCGCGGCTGGAATGCGCAATTACTACGACGAGAAAGTTCCAAACTTCTTGTCTAGCTATCTCAAAAAATACGGGGTCAAGCCTGGCACTACTCAGGTTGAAGGTAAAGATGTTCATTACGTAGACATCACACCTGAGATGAGAGAAGAGTTCTTAAAACGTGGGCAGCCCATGTTTGCATTAGCACCACTAGCAGTTCCTGCATTACAAGACGATGAGCAGCCGACAACAGCCGATATGGCAGCGGCTCTTAGACGCAAACAATAACCACCACCCGGAGCAACCATGTCAGACCTAAGAGAAGCATTAGAAGCAGCAATGGACCAACCTTCAACGGCAGCCGATGATGTCACGACTGTAGTGGAAACAGAGCCTAGTACCGAATCTGCAGACCAGGGACTTGAGCCAACTACCGCTACTGCAGATTCGGCTGCCACCCCTACAGAAGAACCCGCAGCCAACGACTTAAACGCTGCGGCTGAAACTGAGGCACGTA